TTGGCATCATATGCCATAGTAATAGCAAGTTCCAAAAGTTTCATCTTATCATCTAGTTTATCAACCAAACGAACGTCAATGATATTATACTCTACAAACTTTTGCCAATCATTATCATAGAATTCTTTGAATGTATCATATTCTGAGTGATCTAATTTCTTCTCACCCAGTTCAACAAAAGCAATGTGATCTAAGCGATAAGATTCCTGGTTCGTATACGTAAATTTCTTATACAATTCATAGTAATCAAGAGTCGCAATACCAGTAATATCATAAGCAATATACTTACGACCTTTGATAAAGATCTCACGAAAATAAACATTTTTCCATGGAGATATAATCTTTGATTCACTACCACCAAGCAACCGTTCGACCCTACGAATAATGTAAGGTATATCAAACAGTTGAACGTTCCATCCAGTGATTACATCAGGGTAATTAGAAGACCAATAATGAAGGAATGCCCGTAACATACCTTCCTCAGTCTGGAAGTGCATATAGTTTACATCCTTATGAGTATTCTCAAAAGAACGTGTACCAAATACAGATACCTTACCAGAATATGAATCCTTAATGCTAATCAGAAGAATCTCCTGGTCGGCACTACGAATATCAGGAAATCCATTCTCAGCACCAGTTTCAATATCAATAGTAAAAATACGAATCTGGTTTATATCAAACTTAACATCTTCATCAGGATATTCTTCAAAAATATACTGATTCACATACCTAGTCTGACCACAAATTTCAAAATCAGGAAGACCTTTATGATCTTCAATAAATTTCTTAGACTCCTTAATAGTACCCTGCTTCACAGCACGAACATTCTTACCATCCAATGTCTTCCACTTCCCTTTAGTGGGGGAAGGGAGGAACAAAGTAGGATTAAACTTTACCCTATCTTGGAATGATCTGCCATATTCATAACCACGAACCAGAATTGCATCACCTGCCTGCTCAACACTGGTATAGAACTTCATTTAACCATTATATAAATTTAAAATATCATCATCCGGTTCTGTTATCACAAAGATATCAGTTGATCTGACAGCAATATCCTCATCTTTTGAATAAGGAGGATATTGCTTCAATTCACCATCGATGATCTCACGAGGACATTTTAGCATACAATCTGGATCACCTAGTTCAACACCAGGAATTTCTTCAACTTCTGAAATGACCCATGAACCATCAAGTCGTAGTATTTTGATCATCTTCAGTTTCATTTACTAGAGGAGCAGTCTCTTCCATTGCTTGAGAGAAGTTATCCGGATCAACAGAAACATTCTCATCTACAGGAGGAAGATTCTCTTCCATGTGATCCAAATCTACACTACCATCAGGAAGTGTTGTGGTATCTGGATATCCAGGAATATGATCATCATGCTGTTCATCTTCACCACCAAATCCTTGACCAGAAGAGAATCCAGTATCAGCAGCAGGTGGTGGAACCTGAGTAACCTCACGAGCATTACCAGCAGCCTGTTCTGTGGCAACTGCTTGCTGAACTGTCTGCTCATATGCTTGAGCAAGTCCAGGATCAGGAGCACCTACTGCTGTAACAGAACTAAAAGGAACTTTAAACTGTGTATCAGAAGAATAAGGAACCCACTTACTAAAGCGAACCTGAACCTCCTGATTAACTACAGCAGCATCAGTACTCTCAACATTCAAATTATATGGGCGAATAAACATAAGGCACATGGGTTTACCATCCTCCTTATTCTCTTCACGAACCTCTTGCAGATCTGTAATCACACGTTCTCCCGACTGGAGAACGACAATTGCTATAGCCATTTAGTTACCTCAAACATTTGTATTATAACACACCTTATTTATTCTGTCAATAAGACCTTACTATCCTCATTTGAGGAGATCGTATTATTAATATCATAACTGATCCGACGCTGATGCTCCGGAACAATTTTCTCCAGTTTAACAGTAAGAAGACCATCTCGGAAGGTAACGTCACAAACTTTAACATCATCACCCAACTGCCATGAATTCTGGAAAGCACGTTTCGATAATCCATTGTGAAGATAATGAACCTCTCGTTTATCTTTCTCTTTAGATTTACTAGAAACCCGAAGAACATTAGTCTCTGTCGTCACTTCAATCTCATCCTTACCAAATCCTGCTAGAGCAATTTCTATTTCAAAATGATGATCATCAGATTTAATCAAATTGTATGGAGGATACGTGACATTATGAGCACTCATCGATTCTAATCGATTGAAAATATCATCCAATCCTACATTAAATGGGCTGTAAATATTAGCCCAATCCATCCCTGGTATTGTTTTCATTTAACTTCTCCTTTAAAAGCGAGTTTGTATTTTATAGACCCCGAAGGCATCCACCAATATTTATGGCACAAACTGCTTTTTTTAGGGTACGGTTACTCCTACTTATAAAAATTTGGCAAGAGGATTAAATTTTGCAATTCTCTTTTCTGCTATCGCACAATAAGTTTCACTCATATCAATACCAATATATTTTCTACCTAATTTATTTGATACAAATGTAGTAGTTCCAGCTCCATTAAAAGGATCAAGAACAACATCATCTTTGTAAGAAAACAATTTCAAACAACGTTCTACCAGTTCTTCTGGAAACATTGCTGGATGTCCATACTCTTTCATCTTTGTTTCTGGTGCTATTGACCAATGTCCATTAACATACTTGATGAACTCATCTTTAGTAATGTCAATATTCTCTTTATCTCCAGGATGTTTCAAAGTATCTTTACTATACACCTCAATAAATTCAAATGGATATGAAAGATAAGGACATGATGGTGACTTCCAACTACCCCAAGCAGTTAGTTTTCTAATATTATTTTTCAACCAAATGATCTCACCTCGCCAGATCATACCTTCAGAAATCATTCTTTCAGTAATTTTATGATGAGTAGGTGAGTATTGTTTATAATTTGGTTGAATATTAATAATTAACCTACCACCAGACTTTAGAACACGTTTACACTCAACAAATACTTCCATGATCTGATCAAAATATTCATCAGCATCACCAGCATCATCATGAGAATCATACTCCATACCATAATTGTATGGAGGTGAAGTCAAAACAATATCAACAAACTCATCATCCATTTCTTTCAGTGCAACGAGAGAATCTGAACAGATGATTTCATTCATAAATCTTAAGTACTCCTTTTTTTGTTTTAGTATAATAGATGATGCGATAAGGAATCTTTTCTTTACCAGCATTAATACTATTCTTATATTTTTTTTCTTTGATAGACACTGGTTCATCACCAATGAAACCATCAATACCTTTTGCTTCTTCCTCTACGTTAGCAAGACGATAGGATTTGCCATCAGCACATGATTTTAGCACGTCATTTTGAATTTGTAAACCAGAATGTGTCTTGTTAATAACAAGATCTTGAACCCATTCACGACAGTCTTCCTTTGTTGTCTTTTTGGCATTTTCGACAAGGTTTTGAAACATTACCCAAACTTTATCCGTTGCCGCATCAATCTTATCTTTACCATCATAATATTTTTCCCAATCCTCAACAGAATTCACATCCAATCCAAGACTATCAGCTTCTTTTCTAAACTGTTTAATCAGTTCGCTCATCTGACCCACATTCTTAGGTCGAGTTGCCTGCGAGTAACCGTTAACAAGGTTTAAGACAGATCCAATGTACTTGAGGGCCATACCATTTGATTTCGTATGAACCTATTATAAGGCAGATTGAAACTAAACAGTGATAGAGTGGACAGTTCCTCAGGTGTCCTTATACTTTCCTTATAGTGAAAGAACCATCTTCGTTATCAGTCCATTGTAAAGAGTCTCCTACTTCCCAACCAGTCTGTTTTAAAAGTTCTGGGGGGAAGGTAAGGACACCATCATCATCTACATCAAGATAGTAATATTGTATTTTGTTGTGTGGTATTATGGACATTATTTTTTTTAAGTATTCAGTTTTACTTTTACATATCTATAGAATTCCTCACCATTATTATCAACCATACTATACCACCACCCTTCATCATCTTTCTTACGAATTTCTAATACTATCTCTGTTCCAGTTTTAGTTACGGTTGCCCATACACG